AGCAGACGTGTTGCGTACATAAGTGTCAATTTGATCCTCAGATCCAGCACCAACAATCGTATTTTGATCAGCAAGTAATGCAATCTGTTTGAGATCACGAAGGTCAATGCCTTCAACAAGTTCGACGTTAAATGCGTTGTAGACGCGAAGAATTGTACCACGTTCATCAGTATCCTCATTTTTGATGGGTTTGTAGAAGAAGATCGGCGTAGAAGTGCCTTTTTTAACTTTGCCGCCAAGCTGTTGGACTTGATTGAAGGTAAGGAAACGGGGATCTTTAAGTCCATATTTCCACATGGTAATTGAGGTGGCCCAAATGTTTGCGCCTGTGTACTCGTGACCACTGACGCCATTTTGACACGACGGGGTTTCAACCCATCTTTGCATCCAGTCATCTTGGTTATTGTTGATGAGATCAATGATTTCGCGGCAAACTTCGGATTGAATTTTACGAACATATGATGAAGCCATTCGGCCCTCCCTTAGTAAAATGAAATTGAGATGTGTTTTTTCTCGAGGTAATCGGAAACGCCTGTAGAAACGGCGGCGCTGACTTCTTGAGACAGCTTTTCTTCTACAATTTCTCTGATGTAGTCGTTGAAGTCGCCATTGTTAAAACAATCAGTAACTTCATTAGAGACACGCGAGTTCAAATCGTCGTCGATGATCTCGTTTATTTTTTCCTCAAGGCGATCTTCGATAGATGCCCATACAAGGTCACGGATTGCGGTGATTACAGTTTGATCAGTCATAATTATCTCCCAGATGGAGCGCTGGTCCCACGCACCGCCGAAGCCCTGCAGGGGCTGAGAAGGTGCGAAACAACGCTTCCAAGTTTGAATGGTTCGCTTTTTGCGAAAGGGTGGAAAGGGGCGACAACTATCGATTTCCCCGTCCTCGATGGGCGGGGGGATCGACATGTGCCACGTTTGGAATTAAAAAAACCCCCGCAGCCATGTGAGAGTGGGCTGCGGGGGGACCATAGGGTGCTTACTCGTAACTAAACGTCGGCCCTATTTTGGAATGTCGAAATCATTGGGGTTTGCGTCTTGGATGCGAACCTCGTCCCTCTCGGTGGTGTGAACACCGTCCGTATTGAGTTGAACGTCCTTATCGACATAATTGATACCGAAAGCTGCTGCTTCACGGTCTAATTCGTTAAGCGCAATCTCGTCGCGATTGGGCTGTTGCTGACGTGGAATTGGATCGAACCGCTTGTAATAGCGACCCGTTGTGTCTTGGTACTGCTTTTCGAATACCTCGAGCAATTCCTGAGCGTGGATGAAAGCCTCCTGTGTATTTTTGACGTGATCTAACTTGCGACGGGCATCGTCTTGACCGTGTGCCGACGTGGCTGCGCGACGTGCGGCTAGGTATTTGTTACGTTTGTCCTCAAGCTGTAACTGTACATTGTTGAGGTGTTTGTTGAGTGCAGCCGTTAGCTGGTACATCAGGTCATTGCGTTGCCATGAAATGACATTGCCTGGGACCATCTCGCGTTTGTCACCGTCCCAGACTAGACCATCGACGTGATAGTAGTGATGAAGGTCTGAGGCCATGAGGTTAAGATCGACATAGCGTTCTTGCACCGACTGATATGATAGATCGTCTTGTTTGACTGTATCGTCGAGATCGTTGTTCTCATTTACATCTACATATTGTGTTGCTGTTTTACCCATTTTTATCTCCATTTTCGTATGAGTATTTTTATTATTAAGGGCGACTTGACGCTGTAAGCGTTGTGCAAGTCATACCCCCAAAGCGGGGTTGACTTGGGCAACGTGTCAGCGTAGCCCAAATCTTTTTTTTATTTTTTTTATATTTATTAGAACCAAATCGTTTCTTCTTCTTGAGGAAGCGAAACGTGTTTGTTGTGTGGCCTTAACATCGGCACGATTGGTGTCTCGATTTCTTCGTAATCGAAAGCGTCAAGATGATCTATGAACTGGCAAAGCTGTTCGTCTGTTTCGATCTCGTGTGAATACATCTTTGAATGTGTCATTGTGCATACTCCTCTTATCTAATCACGGAACCTTGAATGGTTTGCCCGCTGCACGCGATCAGACCCGTCCTGACTGGAAGGCTAGTCAAGGATCGTAGACCAGCTACGCTGGCAAGGACTCGCTGTGCTAAGAACAATGCAGCGTCCACTTGCTTGACGCAGCGTTGTTCGTGTCGACTCAGGGCGGGAAGTATTGCTTGGTTGACTCAGGGCTTAACCACGAGTCCGCAGTCCTTTACTCGCCTTTCTGAACAGGACGAGCCTGTGGATCGTTCAGCGGGCTAAATCATGAGAGAGAGAAGTGGATAATCTCGCAATTCATGGCAAAGCCCGATGAGACACCGACAGCCGCAATCAAATAGCAACTGTCAGCGGGCTTTGGGAAAATTGTGGGCCTTGCCCGCAATAGCATCTCCGATGCGGTTTCCTTTACCATGAATTATAGACGAGATTATGCCTTTGTTGGCCCAAGCTGACTGACGAAGGAATGTCTGCTTGTCCCGCACTATCATTTGACAGTGGTGGTTCAGTGACGCGGAACCCGCGATAGCCGAGGAACGAGGGAACGATCGAAGCCCGAAGGGTCAAGACCCGCAAGGGGCTTGATTTACGAGAGCGCGTAATCGCCCACAATATATGGGTAAACCAGTGGCATATTCGTCGATATTCCTACATGTTGTATAATTGCCATATTGACACGATGGTCTCAGAAGCAAATTCTACTCATTATATGGGGGATTTAGGGGGAACGACAGTTCCACATTGAGGACGAGAATAAGCAAGTAACGACTTGTGCAGACGTTTGGACGAGCACCGACGCGGCAACCAGTAAACCTACATGAAATGGGCATAAACTCGACGTAATGGACCTAGTTACTTTAGACGAAATCGAACTGATCACATTGCCTGATGGAAGTGAATTAGACGCAAGACAGTCACTCGCCGTGTTTCTGCGCGCAACAACGGATCTCGAGATTACTGAGATAGCAGAACATGCAAATTATTCATCAAGATCAGCATGTTCGCACTTTCTGAGATCGAATAGAGGCAAGGCAGGGATACAACACGCCATTACGCAGCACCTCATCGACGGAGCTAGAGTTGGCATTCAGACCATGGTTAAACTGGCTAGAAGTGCGAAGTCGGAGAACGTTAGGCAGATGGCTGCGGCTGATCTGCTTGATCGAGCAGGTTACAAGGCACAAGAGACACAAGCTACAGACACAGTAGCAAGTGGACGAGAGTTGAACATTAACATCAATCTAGGAGATGCTGGCATTACCATAGATGGCAATGTTGCGGATGCGGAAGAAGTTCCAGCAAAACCTAGCAAAGAGATTGAGGGGTAGAGGGGGGTAGGGGGAAAAACTCGAAGCTATACCCTAGCGACCCGTCCAGCACAGACAAAATGCAAGCCAAAAAAGTCGGGGTAGCCCCCAAGAGTAAGCCACAAGCGTACCTTTGTTTCTTTTGCAAGAAGCCCGCCCCCTACGGGATGGGATATGGCGGCTTGAGCATACCACAGCATCGTCATGGTTATATGTGGGTGTGCAAGGAGCACATCGAGGATGCACAGGCGCGTATTGACGAAGCGCGTCGTAAGGACAACCCATTATATCGGAGTAAGAAAGTTGGATAGAAAAGAGATTTTGGAACAAGCCCAGGGTTTGATCTGCGGTGATCGGCAGCAGACGTATGGTGATGCTTCTAAGTCATTCGAGACAATAGGCGCTTTGTGGACATTATTTTTGGAACGCAAGGAAAACCCCACGCAGCTTAGTGGTTACGACGTTGCCTACATGATGTCTTTGATGAAGGTGAGCCGCCTGATGAATGGATACCACGAAGATAGCAACCGTGACCTTATTGGCTACAGCGCACTTGCGTGTGAACTGGCGAATAAATGACTTGGTTCAAGGCGACACCTTCTAAGCAACCACAGCCTTATAGGGCAGAGCCAGTACGCTCTTACTCGACGCGCGGGGACAGATCCCTTGCATTACGGGTCGAAGAAGCGGAACCTGAAAGTAAGAAGCAAAAGAACATTGAACGAGGGCCGCGCGGCTGTTTGTTCAAAGTAGGCACAGGATTTTTCGACTTAGATGGGTTCTGGTGTCAAAAAAAGCGGGACCGCCAAGTCGAGATTAGTCGTACAGCGCCCCGCAAGGTAATGGCGCAGCTCACAAATGCGCAGAAACGCGAACTGTCCAATGTGCGGCAAAACGCAAAAAGAAACGGAATTAGATAAGAAGGAGGACACTGCCATGTCCGACAATCTAACACTATCGCAGCGTATCAAGGTTGCCAGCGCTATCCATGCTGGCATGGAACTGGAACCTGCTGAAATCAAGTATCTGCATGAAGCGTTACGAGAACTGCGGCGACGTACTATCGAGGATGGTGATGATGCTGTCTTTCTATACCAACAGAAGGTGTTGAAAGCCGAGCGTTCCAAATACATGCAGACGGTTGCCGTAATCGGAATTATCTTCTTAGTAATAAATGGAGCATTGCTTTGGTTGACGTAAATTATACGCCTGACGGAGAAGTCATTAAGCGGTTTATGGGAGATCCTAGCTTTGTGCGCGGGATCCAAGGCCCAATCGGTTCTGGCAAGTCCGTCTGTTGTGTAATTGAGTGCCTACGCCTCATGCTATCCCAAGAACGATCCATCGACCTAAAAACAGGTGAACGCACAGGGCCACGCAAGTTCCGACTAGGTGTGATCCGTAACACCACACCACAGCTAGAAACCACGACGATGAAAACGTGGTTGGACTGGTTGCCAGAAAGTGACTTTGGGCGCGTGCGGTGGCGTGCGCCATTTCGTCAAGACATCAGGATACCAGAGATTGATTTAGAAGCAGAAGTTTGGTTTTTGGCGTTGGATCGGGATGAAGATGTTAGAAAACTTCTATCGTTCGAATTTACAGCCATTTGGCTAAACGAGGCGCGGGAATTAAGCCGTGAGATCGTCACAGCCGCAATTTCTCGTGTAAAACGCTATCCACGCATGATCGAAGGGGGTCCAACCCGTTCTTGCGTGATTATGGACACAAACGCGCCGCACGAAGAACATTGGTGGGCAATTATGTCAGGTCAGGCCGAGCCGCCAGATTGGATGACAGAAGATGACCGTTTGACGCTACTAAAGCCCGACAACTGGACATTCTTTACGCAGCCACCTGCGCTGACCGATAAATTTGGCCCAGATGGAGCCTTAGTCGGATATGATCTAAACCCCGAGCGCGAAAACGCTAAGTTTACAGACGAAACCTATTATACGGATCTGATCCACGGTCAAACGCGCGATTGGATCAGAAACATGCTGCAAAACCAGATTGGGCGTATTTTTGCGGGTAGACCTGTATATCGCGGGTTTTCTGAGAAACTACATGTATCGACAGAGCCATTTGGTCCAGTCGAGGGGGAGGCGATCCACATCGGAGTGGACTTTGGACTTACCCCCGCCGCGAGTTTTGGCCAAGATGTGCATGGACAAGTGCGTGTCTTTGACGAACTTGTTACGCGCGACACGAACGCCAAACAATTTGCGGATCTTCTGAGCAATCACATTAAAGAGCATTATTCAGAGTATCCTATCGTAATTACTGGGGATCCGCGCGGCGAAGACCGCGCTACGACAGATAGTACGACACCTTACCAGATTTTCAAAGCGGCAGGGCTAGATGTGCAGCCAGCTTGGTCGAACGATCCGATTATTCGCGTAGGGGCTGTGGAAACTCAGATAAATACTCTTATAGAAGGTAAACCTGCGTATTTCTTGTCACCAAATTGCACATATTTGCTGAACGCCAAGAAGGGCGGGTACTGTTACCTGAAAGATCGTGAAGAAATCGACAAGAAGTCAATTTACTCGCACATTTCTGACGCGGAACAGTACATGATGCTGCGCATGGGCTATGGCAAAAAGCTGATCGGGCGCGGCAACGGTCACAAGACGCACACACAGGCGAATTACAAGCACAACGTCTTTGATCGAGGCGGTGGCATGACTGCACGACAGCGAAACCGCCAAAGCATACTCTCTCGGGGCCGCTAGTTGACTTAAAACTAGATAAAGCGGATTTTTAAACTCAATACACAACATATTGGGGTTAAACATGTGTGATCCAGTTATCTCGGCTATCGTAACCGCTGTAGCGGGCGTATCAAGCGCAAGCTCAGCAAATAAATCAGTGCGCAACCAAAAAAGTGCAATGAATGAAGCTGCAAAAGTCCGTAAAAAAGAAGAACAGACATTGAAGCAAGAAGCAGACGCCTCTCGCCGTAAGTCTGACTTGGACACGCTAAAGGCGCGTAAAGAAGAATACGCAGACCGTCGTGTTGGCACATCAAACGGAACTGGAACACGAACACGCGGCATTTTTGGCGCACGTTCTTTCTTTGGGTAAATAAATGGACGCAAAATCAATCGTTGAACGCCGAAATTCGGCTAAATCAGAGCGAGGACGGCTAGAAGGCTTGTTTGACGATTGTTTACGTCTAACAATGCCAGCCCGTAAGCGCTTTCACCTAACTTCTGTGGATAAAGCAGAGGATATTTTTGACGAAACAGGTGCAAACGCGGTAGCGGAGTTTGTGTCTCGTATGCAAGCGGGGCTTATGCCACCGTTTACTGAATTTGTGAAACTTGACGCATCTTCGATGGTTGAGGACCGTGACAAAAAAGCAGTGAACCGCGACTTGGACGAGATCAACAAATTCTTGTTCGAGGAGATTTGGAACTCAAATTTCGCCCAAGAAAGTGCCGAAAGTCTGTACGACATGGCAATTTCGACGGGTGTTTTGCTATTTGAGGAAGGATCAGGCAGCAAAGCGTTCCATCACCGCGCAATTCCGATCACTGACGTTTACATCGAGCGTGGTGCAGACGACATGATTGGCGGTGTGTATCGTTGTGCAAAGGTAAAAGCTGGTCATATCCAGTATCGCTACCCACGCGCAAACATGGACGGTACAAAAACTGCATGGGACGCGATGGAAGAAGCGGATAAAGAACTCGACGTGATCGAGTACACATACCGCGACTACAGCGCTAAAGAAGAAACGTACCACCACTGCGTCGTTGTCGAAAACCATCAAGAGGTCATTCACCAGCAGAAATTGGTCGGCGAGGGTTCTAACCCCTTTATCGCCTATCGTTGGTCAACATCTGCGGGTGAAACGTGGGGCCGTGGGCCGTTGCTAAACGCAATGGGCGCGATCCGCACGACAAACCTAATGGTGGAAATGGTGCTAGAGAACGCAGCCATGTCTATCGTTGGTGTTTATCAGACTGACAACGAAGCAACGATTGCATCCGACAACATTCAGCTACTTCCTGGGACTATTGTTACCAAGGAAATCGGCACACGCGGCCTAGAGCCTGTTATCGGCAATACTGGCAACTTCAACATGCAAGACGTTGTGTTGGGCGATCAGCGTTTGAACATCAAGCGCGCGCTTTACAACGACATGCTGTCAGATCCGAACAAAACACCTGCGACAGCCACAGAGGTTGCAGAGCGTATGGCAGATTTGTCACATCGTACTGCATCGGGATTTGCGCGCGTATTCTACGAGTTTATACAGCCGTATATACGTCGCGCGCTGTATATCCTTGAAAAACGTGGCGACATTCAGTTGCCAACAAAAGATGGACGCGCGATCCAAGTGCGCGCCATTTCACCGCTTGCTCAAGCCCAAAACGGACGCGACGTGCAGAAGTTGATGCAAGACTTCCAAATTCGCGCACAAATGTACGGTCCAATGGCAGCTACATCGATGTACAACCTCGACGAGTTGCATCCGTGGCTACAAGACCGCATGGGCCTAGAAACCAAGCTATTTAAGTCGTCCAAAGAAGTCGCTGACCTGATGGAACAGGCGCAGCAACAAATGGCGGCAGTTCAACAAATGCAACAAGGAGGGCAATGATGAAAACTTGCTCAAGCTGTAAATCACCACAAAAATGCCAAGCTGTCGGCAAATGCAAAAATAGCGGCGGTGGTAAAGGCTACTGATGAACGATCACGCCGTTAAGCGCAAAATAGAAGAAATCCGAGACTTATCTGCCAAGTCTATCGACGGTTTTGTGCGCAATGAACAGGCAGAAGAAATCATCAATCAGACTGTACGGTCTGCGCTGAATGGAGCGAACGGGGATGCTTTTATGGAGTATCTGCGTTCGATCACAACAAATGTCGTATGCCACCCAACAGCAAGCAATGAAGAATTGCGAACTGTTGAGGGTATGCGTCGCTTAGTCGGCATCATTGATGCCCGTCGTAAATCTACCCCAAGAGGTTAAAATGAGTGAAGAAGCTGCTAATTCTGAAGCCCCAGATCCAATCGTTGTGGAACCCGCAGAAGCCACAAGCGAAAGTCGCCCAGACTGGTTGTTAGAAAAATTTTCCAGTGCAGAAGATCAGGCAAAAGCGTACTCTGATTTGTATGGAGCCTACTCGCGTAAAACAGACAAGTTGCGTTCGGAGATCGAAGCGGAAATTCAAGGTAACATGTCGCAAGCTATTGGCGTACCAGAAACGATTGACGGATACATGTACCCAGATGGGTTCGATGCACCGTCGGAAGGGATCGACACAGCGCTAAAGTCCTGGGCAAAAGAAAATAACGTATCATCTGATGCGTTTGAAAGCCTCATAGGAGAAGTTTACGCGCAAACACAGCCAAATCTCGAAGCAGAAGCCGAAAAGCTAGGTCAAAACTTTGAGATCCGCATTGACCAAGTAAACAACTGGATCACCAAGAACATCGACGAGCAACATTACGAACAAGTGCATCGTCTAATGACGACAGCGGAAGGCGTAGAGTTTTTTGAAAGCATGATGGAAATGACTGGATCGCGTGGGTTTGCGCCCGAAGGTGGCGAAACACGGATGCCTAGCGGTGCTATGACTCGCGAGGAAATCCGTGAAATGCAAGCTGATCCACGTTTCGGTGAAAATCAGGCTTATACTGAACAAGTACGGGATATGTGGCGTCGTTTTGCAAACCAAGGCTAAGTACGTTTTATTACCTTCTACTCGGTGGGACATTGGGCGTTTGTGGTTACAAATGCGTCCCTCCGATCAAGAGGAGATCCGCATATCAGAGGCAGCGTCGGGTAATAATATCTACGACAACCTTTGTGAGCGCGTTCACCTTGATTATTACTTCACACTATGGCGGGATGATGAGATTGTCGCCATTGGTGGCATAACCCCTTCAACATGGACGAACAAAGTCGGAATTATCTGGCTACTAGGCACAAACCTAGCAGATAAGCACTGGAGATCCATGACGCGGTTTTGTCGGTCATTTATTGACGCATCGCGTAGCGAATATGAGGGCATAGGCAACTATGTCCCAGCAGACGCGACAAAGCGCATAGAATGGCTTTCATATCTGGGGTTTGACATAAACGAACAAGAAGCGCACATTTCTGATTATAGGTTCCGAGGTTTTTACCTAGACCTATGCGGCCCCGACGTTCCAAATGCGGCTCCATAAGGAATACCCGCAGTTTGAGTTCCGAGGAATACCCGATGTTCCAGTAACTTAATCACGAGGGCTTTAATAATGGCTTCTACTATCGATCAAGCGTTTATCGAAGAGTATAACGCAGACGTTCACCTACAATACCGTCAAATGGGTTCACGCCTACAGAACACAACTCGTAAGGGTACAGTTCAAGCGAAATCTGTTGTTTTCCAAGTATTCGGAATGTTGACAGCGCAAGGTAAAGCGCGCAACGCCGAGCATACTTTCCAAGATCCAGAGCACACAAAAGTAACAGCGCAAATGGCTGATTATTACGTTCCAACTCTGATCGACGACCTAGACTTGTTGAAACTAAACATCGACGAGAAACGCGCACACGCAGCAGCACACGTTGCAGCGCTAGGCAAGAAAACAGACGAAGTTCTAATCAACGCAATGGAAACTGGTGCAAACGCAGCAGACCTTGGCGATGCATCAGGCGCGTTTGATTTCGACACAGCGATGAACATTGTCACAACATTCAACGTGAACGAAGTTCCAGATGACGGAAACCGTTTCTGTGCATTGCACCCATACGCATGGGCGCAGTTCTTGAAGGTTCCTGAGTTTGCAAACGCAGACTACGTTGGTGCTGAAAACCTACCATTCAAAGGCTCTATGACAGCTAAATTCTGGATGGGTACATTGTGGATGCCAATGGCAAACGTATCACGCGATGCGGGTACAGGCGTATCTACAAACTTGGCATGGCACCGTTCTGCGGTTGGTCACGGTGTAAACGCCGACATCAACACAATCTGGGATTATGAGAACACACGTTCTGCATGGTCATGCGTTAGCTCAATGGCGCTAGGTGCAACTGTTATCGAAGATAGCGGCATCTACAAAGTGTCATCACTATCGTAAGGATCTCTTTGCCCAGTGGCAGATGGGCAAAAAGATAATGGGGAGGGGGCTGCAACAGTGGCCCCCTTCTTTACAAAAGGGAAACATGAATGTCAGTAACACCACTTAGTTCTTCGAACTCTACACTGAAGGTTATGAACGCAGCATTAGCGCAGATTGGTGTGCCTGAGATTGCGTCCTTCAACGACGATGGATTAGCCGCGCGTAGCGGCAATTTGATTTTTAGCGACGTACTTGAGAACTCGCTTGCCGCTTATCCTTGGCGGTTTGCGCGTGATCGTATTCGCCTAAACGCTTCTACAAAACCAGCACCCGCACCTTGGGAATACGTCTACGATATTCCGACATCCGCAATCGCGGTTTTGTCTGTTTGGGTAGATGGTCAATCACAGCCATTTGACCGCTTTGGATCAGTGATTGCTACGAACAGCAACACCGACGTAGAGGTTTATGCAGACGTTACAAAAATGACTACGCCCGATAAGTGGCCCGGGTATTTCCGTCGCGCGTTCACAATGGAACTTGCAGCCGCACTAGCGATCCCAATTACGCAAGACGCTGCAACAGCAGGTGCATTTAAGCAAATGGCAGAAGAAATGATGTTGAAAGCGCGCTCACGCGATGCGCAGGGCCGTACATCTTCACGCCTAGACACAAAACTGTTTATTCGCGCACGTCGCACTAACCGAGGCTTGTAATGGGTAAGATCCAAGACTTCCGTTCCGATTTCCGCAAAGGGCGCACTGGTAGTTCTTTGCGTATTCGCCAAGATGCGAACGCATACTTTTCATCTGTGCGTGATGCCAACAATATGATGGTTCTATCGGATGGACGCATACAGCGTCGTTGGGGTTCGTTTGTAAAACAGCCACTAACCGCAGATGCACGACTGGAAGTCTGGGATTTTGCAGAAGCCGACAACTTACAATTCTTGCTGATCTTTGAGGCGGGAATTTTGCGCATTATGGACATGACAGGCGCAATCGTAAAAGTTTTTTCGTACATGCCTTGGACAGAGACTACTAAAAAGTATGTCTCGATTACATATGACCGCGATAAGATCATTATTACAGATGAGAGTTTCCAGCCGATTTTTATTAATATCGTAACTGATCCTACCATTGATTTTGTGCAGTCGAATTTTGAGTTTGACGTAACTGACGACAGAACGCGCCTAAAAGCGCCGTTTTTCCAGTTTGCAGATCCTCAAATGACAGCAGATCTAACAATCTTTACATCTGCGGGTCTATCATCAGGGTACGGCACATACTTGCAGACTGTGCTTGGCGGCAGCGGGTTTAACTTAGCTGAGGGTACTGGTTCTGTAACGATGGATCAGGATTTTTTCACAGCAGAACATGTTGGATCCCGTCTGCGTATTTTGGACGGTGAAGTCGAGATTACAGCCGTAACAAACGCGCGAACAGCAGACGTAACTGTGCGCCAAGACGTTGCAACACGACTTGAGCCAAATCCATTCTACTTGCGCAAAGGTTCGAAACTTGTCGAAGTAACAAAGTTTGAGCATGGCTTTGCTGTAGGTGATCGTGTGTTTTTTGCAGGGATTGCAGAAGCTGACGCACTTCCAGCACTTATGGACAACGCCGTCGTACACGCGACAAGCGGAACAGCAGCCGCAGCCCCCGCAGGTGGCGCAGCCGCTTACACGATCAAGCGTATTATTTCTAAGGATGCGTTTGAGATTGAGTGCGCAGGTACAGCAGTAGACAACGACATTCTGACTGGCGGTCCTGACGTTCTGCTTATTCCGCTAGACGGTGTTAAGAACATCAAAGAACCTGCGTTTTCAAATGCGCGTGGGTGGCCTACAGCTTGTACGGTGCATGAGCGTCGTTTGTGGTTGGGCGGCACAAAGTCGTTACCTGATGCGGCATGGGCATCACAGTTTTCTGAGTTTGAGAACTTTGACACTGGCGATGGAGATACGACTGACGCGATTGCGCTATACGGTATTGGTAAACAAGCGCGTATTCGTCATCTAGTGTCATCGTTTGACATGTTGATCTTTACAGACAACCAAGAACTATACATTCCAGGGTCTACAGTACAGGTTATGGAGCAAAGCACTATTCGTGTGGTTTCATCGACAGAAATTGGATGCTCATACACACGCCCCTACAAGTTTGACGGTGGTGTGTTTTATGTTGACAAGATCGGCACGACGATCCGTGAATTTAGTTCTGCAAACCGTGACAGTGAATACACCTCGCTACCTGCATCTATCGTAGCAAGTGACTGGGTAAAGTATCCCAAAGATGCTTGTACGTTTGTGGGGTCTGACACATTTGGCTCAACCTCGTACCTTATCTACTCTGATCAGTCTGATGGATCAGCGATTGTGCTACACGCTTCACGCAACGACGACAGCTTTGGTTGGATGCGTTGGACCTTAGGCAATGGCAACTTTGAGAGCTTTGCGGCAATTGGGTCACGTTTGTTTGCATCGGCAGAGCGCAACGGACAGCACTACTTGTTGGAGTTTGACACAGAAAGCTACGAGTACATTACGACAGACTACTCGGAAAACAGCACGGCAACAGGTTCTACGGCAGTAGAGGCAACACACATTGCGTCGCTTGTTCCTAACCGTACTGTGCAGGTGACAGCGACAGTAAACGGCGAGTTCTTTTACGTCCAAAACTCACAGATCGACGCGGGTGGCATATTCAAGACGCAACCAAACGCATTGCAGGTCACAGTGGGTGACGCGATGCCATTCTCGTTTGAGTTACATGCGCCTGTGATCCAAAGCCCAACAGGGCCAATGGCAGGTAAGTTTCAACGTATCGTATCTGCGGAAGTGAACTGGGATAACGCAATGGCTGGCAAGATTGCTGGTCAGAGCGTGATTACGCCCCAGGATTTGCGCAGCAATCTATCAATCACAGCCGTTGACGAATGGCGCGAGTATTACATCGGGGATTGGGGGCGTGAACCTACGCTGAAGATCGAAGGTGACACTGCGGGGCGCATGGGTGTGCGCGGCTTAATTATGAATATGTACTTCTAGGGGCAACTTATGTGTGATCCGTTTACAGCAGCATCGAGCGTTATGACGAACATGGGGGCGCGCGCAGAAGCCTCCCAAGGTCAAGACATAATTAGTCGAGCAGACTTTGAGGCCGCGCAGATCGACGCGATGGTTGTTATGGCGGGGGTTAAAGCCCAAGGCCAAGAGGTTGAGATCAGAGAGCAGCTTGGCAACATGTACAAAACAAATGCAGCAGCAGCCGTAATGAGTGGCGTAGATGCAGCAAGTTTTGACCACATCAATGCAGCGCAAGCGGCAGAGGGTTCTAAAGCGATTGGCAAGGTCTACGCAAATGCAGACGCAGAAAAAGCCAACTTACGCCGCAGTAAGAACATCGGCCTAGCAAACGCCAAAGTAGATGCGGCAACACACGCAGCCAACGCCTATTTGGGCGCACTGGAGACAAACATCCAAACAGGCATGACTGCGCTTAACACCTATCGTGATTACAAGATTACGAAAACAGGCCAAGATCCTATGGATCGAATAAGCGCCAACATGAAATCCGCACCTAAAAAGGTGAAGTCATTTTTCAAGCTATTCTGGGAGTAACAGATGCCCGTCATTAAGCAAAAAATCCAAATCCAAGATACACGCTCCGTGGCGATGGTGGATGCAGGGCAAACACCCAATTCAGCTTTTGGCGGGTTGTTTAAGGTAGCAGCGGGTGCCGCAGCCGCACAAGCTGAAGCATACGGACGTGCATTTGCAGCCGAAAACACAAAGAAAGCGGAGCAGCTTGCTAAAATGCAGGTGTTCCGCACAAGCGTAAACGGCGCACCAGAAATGCCAGAGCAGCTAGACTACATGATGGGTCGAGCCGCACAGGCAACATACGACGCGACAATGGAAGATCGTTTTGTGCATCAGATGGGCATGGCGATTGAGAACCAGATTAACGAAAGCGCAAATGCCAACATGTATGACATGTCGATGTTTGGCATGGATGTAGAAGATCGTTTGGCGTTAATGGTACAGGACGTGCCAGAAGAATATCGCGCAGCGTTCCAAAGCATTGCCGCAGACAAGTTTGTCAGCAAGTCAGCATCTATTGGTCACGCGCAAGCTAAGATCCAGCAAGAGAATGATAAAGCAACTTTTCCAAGTATGGTTGCAAACTGGGGTTCACAGCTAGATCGCAAGATCGCACTTGGTCAATCGCCAATGGCCCAAGAACTTCTGACTGCCTATATTGAGCGCATTAATGCACAGCCAAGCCATATCCTGAATGACGGTGAAAAGGCTAAATATATAAGTCAAATGCGCGCCCGTGTGGGTGTTAGTCGTGTAAGCAACGACATGAACCTCGATGGTATGTCCTCGCGTGATCTACTGCGCCTATACACGTCGATTAAAGACCCAAGCGATCAGGAGACGTTTGATTTCTTACAAGAGTATTTTCCATCTGAACATGAAGGTGGAGAGATTGACGTTACCTCATACGATGAAAAGGGTCGCGATAAGCTAGGCAGTCACATCCAAGTGTTGTTGCAACAAGCCTACCAGCGTGAAAACGCAGAGCGTGAGCGCACAGAAAACGCAGTGTTTGGCAGCGAAGTTGAGCAAGGTTTTGTAAGCCAAAGCCCGAAAGCACAAAAAATGCTTACAGGTATTCTTGGCGATCAGTTGAGCGAATATTTAATTGGTGCAGACGGTCAATCAATCCCACTTACACCTGAGTTGTGGATCAACGGTTGGTTTAACGAAAACGAAGATGCGCGCGTTCGTGCGATCTCGCAGATGAAAACATCTGGTTTTATCGATGAAAGCCTAAAGAAAGCATTTACCCGCGTAGCCAACAGCAATGACACGGAAGAAATGGCAAACATGTTGCTTACCTTCCGTGATCTTCAAGAAGCACCAAACCGCAACCAAAAAGTCTTGGATTTGTCGGATCAGGGCTTTGACCGTGTGGCTACAATCAACGAGATTGCGCTATCGTTGCATGGCGATGGCGGCTCATGGCAAGAAAGCGTTGGTGAGGCTATGACGCTTGTAAACGACGCATTTGATCAGCAGTGGAATGAGCAAGCGTACTACAACTTACTTGTAAGCGATGTGGATCTCGAAGGTAATTTCTTTGGCTCTAACCGCAACGTGACACCAGAGACATTCCGTCCATATTTGCGTGAGTGGATGGAAAAGCAGCTAGGCAACGAGTTTGGCAGTGTTGGGGCGCAAGAACTAGAAGATTCATTGCGTGTGTTTGAAACTTACATGCGCGCGAATAGTACGAATAAGGGTACGCGCAATGATACGAATGTTGCGCTAGAATTTACATTGCAGTCGATGAACGGACGGTTTGTTGAAAGCAAGTACATGAAGCCTGATGGTGACAAGAAACACGCATACGCACCTGAGAAATTTTACTCAGAGCCAATGGCTAAAAGCGTAGGTGAGTTGCTAAAGCGTTGGGTAAATGACGGGCGCAGCAGTGCAGCAAATGCTGTAAAGTGGTTTAACCCTCTAAAGCTATTTCCTGGGGACTTGCCAGAGGAATACTGGTTCAACAACGCGACAGACCGCATTGGCGCTGATCCGTTTCAGCTTTTAGCAGACAAGAAGATCCGTGAGCATTTGGGCGACGAACTTGAAGCCTACACACAGGATTGGAACTTGTTGCGCGCAGGTCAGGATTATCAGCTTGTTTACAACAAGGCATCTGGTGTGCCGCCAACATACTTTGTTGAAATGATCGATCAGGGTTCTGGCGCAGTTGTTCGTGTGCCTGACTTTGTACTCGATGTTCGATCAGATTGGGAAGAACTGACTGGGTTTAACATTACTCACATTGCCGTAGAGGCATTGGCTGATCAGGCTTTCAGAGACGAAAGCAACTACGAGTATATTGGCATGAACGCCCACCCAATCAAAACACGTCAGCAGCTTTACAACGAAATTATGGAAGAACGTAATGCCCGATAAACAGTCGATCTTAGATTACATTTACTCTTTCGAAAGTGGTGGTGATTACGACAAGTGGGTTCTGTCCTACAAAGGGGATGAAACACGTCCTCTAACAAGCCTATCTGTGCTTGAGGTGCTAGAGGCACAAAAGCGCTCTATCGATAACGGTGGAGATAGTGCTGCGGGTGCGGGGCAGATTGTGCATGACACACTGGCCGAACTTCTGCGCAAAGGCGTTGTAAACAGCGACGAGACTTTCGACCAAGCACTACAGAATCGCTTGCATGGTTACTTGTTGGATCGACGCGGCTTTGGGGCGTGGTCTAGCGGCAACCTCACAACACAAGAGTTTGGCAATCGGATTGCGAAAGAGTGGGCAGCTATGCCTGTGCTGTCTGACACTTATCGCGGCAACAAACCTGTGCCTCGTGGCAGCAGCTACTATGAGGGCGTTGCGACAAACGACAACTTAACAACAGCGGATGCGTTTGAGCATTTTCTCACAGAGGGATCGCTAGAGGGTTTGGTGACAAACCTGAAAGACGTAAACTACACACGATCAAGCTACGATTTTGGCGGCGTAAAGCAAAAGCCAAACGAAGGATTTTGGTTAGACGATCAGAATGGACCAATTCGTCAGCCTGACATGCTGCCTGATGGACCTTGGCGCTCTACTAAGCCAACACTGGACCCCGCGCGTGGTAACGGCGTTGATGGAGATGGTGGCACTGATTACACAGCGCAGCCGTTTGATGTGGATTACAACACACGGACAGGTGAGGGTGGTGGCCCTATGATCCATCCAGACGACTTGCGCCCACACTGGACAGGTTGGGGCCGCACAGCATTTAAGGACGAATGGACTGACAGCTTGATTGTGCGTGGCGTTAAAAGTGCAATGGCCCCACGGTTTGAAACAGATCCAAATTTTGACGTGGTTGAGGCTATTGAAAACGACGGACTTGGGCAGTTTGGCAAGTATCTGGGGTTATCTACAAACCAAGCCATGTATGACTATCGCAAAGATCAGGTGATGGCAGAGATCGAACGTGATCGTCGTCGCCAAGTCAGCAATAGCGGCTTCTCTGAGTTTATGGGCGCATTAACAAACCCTGACAGCTTGGCGCTTATGACTGTGCCGTTGGGTGTTGTTGTGTCAGCAGGGCGCGTAGGTGCAAGCGCTGCGCGTAGTTCTGTGCGCGGTGCGCTTTACACAGGTGGGGCAGAGGCCGCTATCGAAGCGGGTCGCTCATCTTACGATCTAACACCTAACCCTGCGGAAAGTATTTTCCGCGTTGCAGGGGCATCTGTGGGCGGTGCAATTTTTGGCGGTGCGTTTGGCGCCATGGCGGGACGCAAGGTGCGCAAAGGGTTAATGGATGATATTGCGGAAGAAGTGCAAGCCGCACAGGGCCGCAGCGTTGTCCGTGACATTCAAGGTAGCAAAGTAACGCTAGAAACACTCCCAGAGGGGCTAGGACGCACCCTACAGCGCGCAAACGGTGTCGTCGTGCGCAATGGGAAGGTTTACGTCGATGAGGCGGCTGTAGCGGCTCGTATGGAGCGTGGCGAAATTCCTGAAGGTGTGGAGACAGCAGCAGATCTTGTGAACTACGAGGCTGTGCGTCAGCTTGCGATGGCTCAAAAGGGCGTAAAAACGGTTCCGATGTCGGGCGAAGTGCAGGCGGGGTGGAAGGATCGAGTAACCCCGCTGGCATCTTTGGGCAAAGACGGAAAAATCCGTATCAACAAAAAAGAGATTGAACGCCGCATGGAAGCAGGTGAGCCGTTGGATCTTGGAAAGATCAAAAATGGTAAGCTGGATCTGGGCGAAATACTTGTTGATCCAAAGTCCTTCAAGAACGCCGACGACGCAAAAGCGTTTGTGCGCGCGGTTATCGACGATATGCCAAAAGCACGTTCTAAAGACGAGTTTAAGTCGATGGTGCGGGGCCGTGTATCGCAGTACGGTGCTAAATTTGACGAGGGCTATACGGCGAAAGAGCAAAAAGCGATCCGTGAAGCGGAAGAACAGGCCGTAAAACACGTCGAAAAGCAGCGCCAAGAGCGCAATAAGATCCTTGAGGATAAAAAACTTGAGGCATTTGGGCGTATTGTTGACAGTCCATTCAAGTACATTCACCGCAATGCGCTTTCATCAGAGGCGCGTGATCTGGTTAGTGACCTTGTTTACGACGGTGGTTTTGCACTGGGGTCAAATTCCCTGGGCGCAACACGCGGTCCGTCAGTCTACAGCCGCGCAAAAACATGGGACGGTGTGGTTGATCGCATTATCCGCAAAGAAGATGAGATTTTTGAGCGTTATCTTGGCTACGATAGCAACCCGAGCGTAGCGGGTGTGTCGATTAACAAGTCATTCGCGCGCAAACGTGCGGATCGCACTCGCGCTATGACCATCGAGGAGTTTCGTGCAGCCGTATCTAAGTCGATTATGACTGGTGTTGCGCACTCTACGCCAGAAGTGAACGAAATGGCGGCGCAAATTCGTGCAGCTTTCGACGAGTTTAAGATCCCTGCGGAAACATATGGCGTACTTGCAAGCCGCAAGAACATGGAAACCATGGAAAAGCAGCTACGCTACGAGGCCAAAACAGCCGAAGGTGAGCGTTTAGAGGTGCTGAATAAGCAGCTAGACGAGATCCAAGAGCAGAAACAAATGGCTGATCCTGAACCTAGTGAAGATTATTTCACACGGGTCTACTCTCGCGCAACAATCCAAAAGCACCGTGACGTATTTAAAGAGCGCATCGTGAAGCCTTGGATGGTGCAGCAGCCATACATTGACGTATGGGAACTTGGCGTAAGCGATATGCGCAAAGTTTTGAAAGATTTGGACCGTCAATTTAAGCGCGCAAAAAATGACCAACAGGCGGCGAAGATTGGCGCACGAATGGATGAGTTAGAAAAGCGCATCCAAAAGGCACCAGAAGAAAGCAAGTGGGTGCGCAAAAAAGCAGATATGTCACCTGCGGCAATCGAAAAACGCGCAGACGATATGCTTGCGACAATTTTGGAAGAGGCGGACGCAAGCGATCTAAGCATGTTGCGTCAGGCGCACCGCCCTGCATTTGGGCGTTCTCGTCAGTTCAACATCCCCAACAGCTTTTTGCTAAAAGACGGTCCTAACGGAAACGGTGTCGCTGACTTTATCGAGACTGATTACGTTATGACTATGAAACTGTACGCAGATCGCATGGGACCAGCTATTGAAATGTCTCGTACATTTGCGCGCCCTGCGGATGGAATTAACTGGGAGAAAGGCTACTACCAGCGCTTAGAAGAATCAAAGCAAGCAGAGCGTCAGAAGTTTAAAGGTTCTGATGAAAAGTTTGAGGAATACTGGCAACCGTTCCACGAAAAGTTTGAACACTTAAAAGATCGGGTGACAAACCGTGTAATCAAAGACCCAACTCGTATGGATAACCGCATGGCATCTGTACTGCGAGATTGGGCTAACGTCACATTCATGGGCATGTCAGCACTACCTGCATCTATCGAGGTGGGTAAGCTGGTGATGGAACACGGTATGACAAAAGTGTTTGGTCATGCGTTTCGTCAGACAGACAGCATTATGGACGAAGCTGCCAAAGCAGGTGTGCTTGAGGGCCAAAAAGCTGGTGCGATCATGGACATTCACATGGGGACAGCACTAGCAGGTTTTGCGGAAACTGGCTTTGACGCGTCACAAACATCAGGGTTTGAGAAAGGTTTGCGTACATTTGCTAACCGCTTCTTTATGTACAACGGCCTATCGCCAATGGTCAAAATGTTAAAAGAAGTAGACTTGGCATTGCGGGTGCCAGACATGGTGCAAAAGATTGTGCGCGTTGGCGACGGTGTTGCATCCGATGCAGACATTGCAGAACTGGACCGTCTAGGCATTTCTATTGAAACTGCAAAGCGCATGTACAAAGAGCCAATCTATGACGAGGATGATGTTTGGTTTGCAAACACAGACGCGTGGGGTGATGAGGAACTTGTGCGCACTTTCCGTTCAGCCGTTCGCCAAGGTAACGAAAACACAATTCTCGTCGCAACAGCAGCCGACAAACCTGTGATTATGGATGGTACTGTTTACCTGCGACTTGGACCGCGCGGTGCCAAAAAGGCAGAAGAAATGGGACTAGAAAAGGTTGGCGGCGCATATAAGATCCAGTCTGGCCTAGCGACATTGCCATTTGCGTTCTGGAACTATGCAGTCGCAGCAACAAACAAGATCATGCTTGCAGGGTTAGATGAACCAACGTCACGCAAAATGTCTGGAATTGCGGCGATGATGGGCATGGCATACTTGGTGTCTGGTCTAAAGACAGATCGAGAAGCATGGAACAACATGTCATTCTCGGATCGACTAATAAAGACAATCGATCAGTCTGGCATTATGGGTGTGTTGCCAAACTACATTAACTACATGCAAGGCACAGCTATTGGACTGACAGGAACCAACCCGTTTCCGTTTGATCCGCGCAACGGCTACATGCCAAGCGCTACGGATGCGATGCTGAATTTGGCAGGTGCAGGCCCAAGCGTTGCAGCTAACTTAGTGGAAGGTGTGGCGACAGGTGATGTTAATTCACTATCCTGGGCAATGCCTTTCCGTAATCACCTCCTACTGAAAAGTGGGTTTGACGCTTTGGTTGACGGGATTGAGCGCCGTTATGCAGGGGGCTAGAAACTAAAAAACCAAAAGCGTATTGTTTTTTTAACTTGCGGGGCTGCCACCCTGCCCAAAACGGAACCTGTTAGGGCAGATGGCTACTTATACCCAGAACTACACACCTAGATTAGCTAATTATCAGGTCGGCAATGCGGAAACTGTCGGCCCTTTTGATATTCCGTTCACGTTTCAAGACGAGGACCAAGTTTCTGTATTTATCGACGGTGTCGAAACAACGCTATTTGGGATTACAAAAGCAAGCGAGTTTAGCATCGAGGGCAACACAGTTACCCTTGAGGAACCTGTAAGCAACGCGGTTGTGTCAGTTGTATCTCAGTCTGGTCAAACGCGTCAGCTTGGCGGTCAGTTTAGCCAAGAAAGCCTATCTACAGAAATCGACAACATCTACCAGATTATTCAGGAGATCCGTCAGTTTGGTGCATTTGTAACACCAGACGGAACCACGTTTGATTTGACATCCAAGAAAGTTAAGATTGCAGATCCGACAGAAGCGGGTGACGCACTTAACTATTCTTCTATAGACACAATTACACAGCAGCAAAACATTGCGAGCCAAGCGCGCGCAGATGCACAAGCTGAACGTGAGGGCGCGGAAGCGGCTAAGTTGGTTGCGATTGCAGAGAGTGCAGCAGCCGAAGCTGCAAAAGTCGTAGCACAAAGCCGCGCCGACGAACTTTATAACCTGACTGTAAGCATGGTGCGTTTGCCATTCGAGGATAATGGCTATGCACAGTATGACCCAGCAAACGGTCAGCTAACACTTTACCTAGCGGAAGGCCCACAAGGTCCAGACGGTCCGCAAGGCCCAGTTGGCAACCAAGGCCCAATTGGTTTGCAGGGTCCGCAAGGCGAAACAGGTATTCAAGGCCCAGTAGGTCCACGCGGCCCAGTCGGGTTTCAGGGATCTACAGGTCCGCAGGGTCCAGCGGGCGTTGTTGGCCCAGATGGACCGACAGGTGCGAAAGGTCCGATAGGGGATCAAGGGCCGCAAGGTGAGCAAGGCTTGCAAGGTCCGCAGGGTATTAAAGGCCCACAAGGGGACGTTGGTGATCAAGGTCCGATTGGTGAGCAAGGCCCGCAAGGTGTGCAGGGCTTGCAGGGCGAGAAAGGCTTAACTGGCGATAAAGGTCCAGTAGGCGACAAAGGCTTGCAAGGCAATCAAGGCCCAGTTGGAGATCAAGGCCTAGTTGGCGGCGTTGGTCCCACAGGTCCAATCGGCCCACAGGGTATTCAGGGCATCCAGGGCGACAAAGGTTTGACTGGCGATAAAGGGCCAGTTGGTGATCAGGGTCCAGTCGGGCCTATCGGACCTGACGGGGTTCAGGGCATTCAGGGCGATGTTGGGCCAACGGGTCCAAACGGTCCGCAAGGCCCAATGGGGGCAACACCGCTAGGATTGGCGTTTGGTCAATTTAGCATCAATGCAAACGGAGAATTGCAAATCGAATACTACGGCAGCGCTGATGATAACGACTTTACCATTGACGTTGACGGAAACCTTCTCGTCGTAACAGTAACTACAGGACCATAACATGGCAGTTTTAAACATTGGTCGCGTGCGTATGGGCCTAAAAGGCAACTACTCAGCGACAACAGATTACAAAGCACTAGACACAATTTCTTACCAAGGTGAGAGTTACGTCGCGATCATTGACCCACCCGTGGGAACAGCGCCGACAAATGAAACCTATTGGCAAAAGATTGCAGAACGTGGGTCTAACGGTAACAACGGCAATAACGGAGCCAAAGGCGATAAGGGCGATACAGGCGATACTGGCGCAACTGGCCCGCAGGGAGCGCAAGGGGTCCAAGGCTTAACTGGTGAAACAGGAGCGCAAGGCCCACAAGGGATTGCAGGTCCAGTCGGTCCTAAAGGCGATACTGGGGATACAGGCCCACAGGGCATTCAAGGCTTAACAGGTGCCACAGGCCCACAGGGCGATCAGGGGATCCAAGGCCCACAAGGCGAGGTTGGCCCTTCTGGCCCCGCAGGTCCGCAAGGGCAAAAAGGTGACACTGGCGATCAGGGCCCGCAGGGTGCTGTCGGGCCACAGGGTCCAACAGGTCCAAAAGGAGATACTGGGGACACAGGCGCGACAGGCGCACAGGGTCCACAGGGTTTGGTTGGCCCTCAAGGTCCAGCAGGGCCGCAAGGCGAAGTCGGCGCACAAGGCCCACAGGGCGAAGTCGGGCCGCAAGGCAACACTGGTCCCGCAGGTGCAACTGGCCCAGCGGGTCCGCAAGGCGCGCAGGGTGACGACGGTCCTACAGGTCCGCAAGGCGCTACTGGCGCGCAAGGGCCGCAAGGCGCGACTGGGGCGACAGGGCCGCAAGGTCCGCAAGGTCCATCTGGTGCAACGTGGGCAGTCAACAACTCATGGCGTTCTACACCAGAGGGCCAAGAGCGTTTTTACTTTGCTACTAACTCGCATACGTATTTCCGTACGGCTGATGACTTTCTGTTCCGCAACGATGGCAACTCAACAGTTTGCACAATCGATCAGTCAGGAAACCTTACAGCGACAGGCAACGTAACAGCGTATTCCGATGAACGTCTAAAGTCAGACATTAAGAAGATTTCTGGCGCATTGCGCAGCGTAAAGAAAATGCGCGGCGTGACTTACACCATGAATGACGAGAAGAACGTCGGCGTGATTGCGCAAGAAATGGCTGAGATCATTCCCGAAGCAGTTAAGCATAACGGTCCATACATGTCAGTTGCATACGGCAACTTGGTTGGTGTGCTGATCGAGGCAATCAAAGAACTGTCTGCCAAAGTGGAGAAACTAGAAAATGCCAATTCAAAATAGTGGATCTATTTCACTCTTAGATATTGCTAATGAGTTTGGGGGTGCAGCCCCCCACTCGCTTAGCGAATACTATGGTGCAGCGGGTGGTATCCCTGCATCTGGAGCTATTCAGCTAGACGACTTCTACGGGGCGTCGGCTGCATTTACCTTTACGCTTACGTCAAACACGCAGCAGGGCAACATTCGCACCTTGGCTGTTGCGGGTGGTTGGGACGGATCGTCTAGCCTTGTTTTTGTGATTGATACAAACGTCGTAGTTTGGTCTGATAACGTAAGCATTGCCGCCCTGACGACTGGCACAAACTTTCCTAATGGCCTGACTATCGTAAATAAGGGTAAGATTATGGGTCGTGGTGGTGACGGGCCAACGACAGAAACGGGAACAGGTCAAGCAGGTGGCCCTGCGATTGAACTTAACGTCCCTGTTACAATTAATAATTCTCAAGGATATATTGGCGGCGGCGGCGGCGGTGGATCTGGACCATTTGCGGGAGCAGGCGCAGGTGGCGGCTTAACGCCATATGTTCATCCTTCATTCACATCGGCTGATACGGGTGAATCAAACACCGTAACTCGCGTACCAGCGGCAAGTATAGCCCAAGTTCCCCTTAATAGTAACGGGGTTCAAGACGGGCGTTACGGCACTAACAGCTACAACTTGCAAACAATAACGATGCGCCCTGTTGGCAGCTCTGGCGGTGGTAATGGTGGCTTCCTTCGTTCAACAGATATTTTCATTTAGGAGTTTAAAATGGGTAGCGGTCCTACAACACCAAGATATTCAAGAGCAGGTATGCTTAACGGAGGCACTGGAGGCCGCGTAATGCCTGGGCCGTCGCGTTCTGTTAAAAACGCAGGTCCTGGAAATGATAGAATTAGTATTGGGCATTACTTAAACCAGCAAGGTAGTTATGGACCTTGGTATTATGAAAACTGCCAAAATCTTATGACTGAAAGTTATGCTAGAACTTATTTTCCTAATAACACGGAGCCATTTCAACCTGCACTTATTGGGGTTCCCCCTATTCACGTTGGTGGCTTGGGCGGCGGTCCTAACGAACCCGGGTCAAATGCTGGTAACTGGACACTTGATCCAGCCGCTGGAACGCCGACAAGCATAAATTCCGCTGATAATAATGGAAACACAGTTGTTATATATACACACGTCAATCACTGGACACCTGCACAACCACCGCAAACATTTAATTACAGGCAAAATTATAGCCAAGTAGGTGGAGCGGGCATTCCTCATTATTTTGGTGCTTGGTCTGGAGCTTCTACAATTGGTACTGGGAATGTCATCAATGGCCCAACTCATACAGATTTTGTCAGTGCAAACGCTGATGGATGTAGATCAGCAGGCGGCGGCGGTTGGGGCGCAGCAGGTGGATCTGTGTACCAATCAGATATAGGATTTGGCATTGGTATCGTAAACGGCCAAAACCTAGCAGGTGGCGCAGGTGGCCCTGCAATAAAAACCAACGGCAATGCAGTTACATTTAGTGGCGGTCAGGGAACGGATCGTATTTTTGGAGCAGTCGCATGAGAGTTACAGTTCAATTTGCAAAAGACATGGGTGTTTGCGAGGGCGCGATAGCTTTCCTTGAGCAAACCTTTGAGGAATTGGGTGTCACAGAAATGGACTATGACCTTGGGTCTGTGTTCATGCACCAGCAATTCGAAAAGATGCAAGAATTTGCGACTAATTTTGATGAGGAAAACCATAACGACGCTAACGACTGGTTAGAGTTTGTTCGTCAGCTTCGCTACAGGCCAGAAGCTATTATGTATTTTGGCGATCACATCGAGAAAAACGAGTTTAAAACAGACGACAATATTATTCATGCTTCTCGAGAAGAAGCTGAACAGCACATCGACCTCTTAGTAAACGAGGCCATTGTTGGGTACAAAGCCAACTTTGCTGTGTGTGGACTAAAAGACACCGCAGACGGTGAGCAGTGGGTAGTTTTGCGTGACTTAGAAACTGTGAACTGGTCAGAGTATGATCGTTTTTCTTGGTCAGAAATGATGGGCGGTCAACGTTTTGTTACCCCTAGCGCAACTGAAGCATTAGCGCATTATACCTACATGACACAGTTTTTTGATGAACTTGAGGCATCCAAAGTAGGGCGCAAAGCAAACATCAAACGCAAAGTCGCAGACAACAATGATGTATATGAGGTTTGGGTATGAGTACCTATCGAATTGTCGTAAGCAAACTTACGGTCATGGAACAAGATGAGCAGTACATTCGCATGATCGACCAAACAGATCCTTTGCTTTACGGACAAGATTATTCTGACGGTGAAACACCGTATTTTAAAGGGCCATCTAGCGACACTTGGTTTAAGTGCGAGGTTGTTGACGAATGATCTTTCAGCAAGTTCGCCCAACGCACATGGTTTTTGAAAGCGCACTCGCTCAACCCGAGATCGAGGCGATTATTAACCTTGCGCCAAAAGTGGAAAGCGGCGAAGTCGAAGGCGATCAAGAAGAAGTAAGACGCTCTAAAATTGCATGGATTCAAAACGAGCAGTTACAGATGCGCTTGTGGCAGTTTGCAAACATTGCAAACGCGGAGCGCTTTCGGTTTAACGTCATGCAGGTCAGTGACATTCAATACACTGAGTATCACGCAAAAGACAAAGGCCATTACGGTTGGCATGAAGATGTACTTTGGCTGAACAACGAACGTGACTTAGATCGCAAGCTGTCTGTAACAGTACAACTAAGTGATAGCGATGATTACGAAGGTGGCGACTTTGAGATCAAAGACGTAGCGCTGCCACAGCGAGATTTACGCAAAAAAGGCACAGTCCTTGTATTCCCAAGCTACCTAGAACACCGCGTTACACCAGTCACGAAAGGTGTGCGTAAGTCGTTGGTAACTTGGTTCGAAGGGCCACCTTGGAGTTAAGTTATGAACATCGAACCAGCCGAACTAGAAAAACTATTGGACCGCGCAGCCCGTAAGGGTGCGACGGAAGCGTTAGAACGGCTTGGTCTACGCGACGAGCAAGCGGCTAGAGACTTGCAAGACATGCGTGACTTGTTGGGTGCATGGAGGACAACGCGCCAAGAGATTTGGCGTACAACCCTCCGAATACTTACTGCGGGATTACTGACTTTCTTGGCGGCGGCTATTTGGATGAACTTTAAGGATAAGTTATGATCGAAAAGCTAATCTCGCCTGTCAGCGATCTACTAAGCAAAGTGATCGAAGATAAAGACAAGCGCGCAGCGCTTACCCACGAAATAGCAACAATGGCCCAACGACATGCCCAAGAAATTGCACTTGCCCAAATTGACGTTAATAAACAAGAAGCCGCATCGGCTTCATGGTTTCGGGGATCTTGGAGACCTTTTATCGGCTGGGTTTGTGGTGTTGCTTTTGCTTATCATTTTGTCGGTCAGCCAGTAATTCTGTTTGGTTTAGCCATAACTGGCACAGAAGTCCCGACGCTACCTGAGTTTGACATGGGTACACTGTTAAGTGTTCTCGGTGGGCTTCTCGGCTTGGGGACACTGCGCACATATGAAAAAACAAAGGGGCTGAAGTAATGTGGACCCCGATAATCTTAGTTTGCAGTAATGTGTGCTACGCGTTTGGCGGCACAGCCACTCTTACCGAAGAACAGTGTTACCAACAAATGCCCCATCTCGGGGCTTTTATCGTTGAGCGCTTTCCTGACGCTGAGTTCAAATCCTGGACATGTAAGGAGTGGGGCGGTGATGTTTAAGTTACTTATGAAAGCGCTAAAGCGTCCTAACACTAAAATTTTTAATACAGCCAAGACATACTTGGGTACATCAGAATTGCGAGGTGATCAGCACAATCCGAAGATACTGGGGTTCTTCAAGGCCGTAGGCCACGATTGGGTTGAGACAGATGAAACTGCGTGGTGCGCTGCCTTTGCTGGCGCAGTTTTAGAGGAATGTGGTTATCAGGGAACAGGTAAACTCAACGCTCGATCATACTTAGATTGGGGAACTTGTGTTGAGTTAGAGGAAGCTATGCTAGGAGACATTGTTGTGTTCTGGCGTGGCAGACCTGACAGTTGGAAAGGTCACGTTGCTTTCTATGAGAGCCATGATGATGAGTACATCTACGTCTTAGGCGGCAATCAAAGTAATTCAGTCAATATAGCAAAGTATCCAATCGAGAGACTTCTGGGGGTTCAACGATTGAAAGAATGACTGATGAGAGCAAGAGACAAAGAGATCTACGATCAGTACGTTGCAGGACTATCACAGCGTAAACTTGCAGCAAAATACGGCATAGGCAAAACCACAGTTCACGACGCTATTCGGCGGGTAGAGCGTGAGCTTAAAATTGACCCAGACATAGCAGAACGGATCTTAGCGACTGGGGCAGAAGATTTATCACAAGTCCGTGGTGGTTGGGTTAAGGAAAAAGGTATTAGTTACCAGTTCCGTTTACCCGAAGAACAAGTGTCGCCAATAGGCTACGCAGAGCGCATAGTAGAGGCATTGAATGGAATTGACGCGTTACCGCCACTGAGCGCGCCAGAGAGCGTCGCTGACGCACTTTGCACTATATATCCGATTGCTGATGCGCATTTAGGTATGCGCGCCACAGAGAGCGCTACAGGCGCTGAAAACGACTTGGATATAGCATCTGAGCGAGTGCTAACGGGTATTGCAGAGTGCATGTTTCGATCCCCTCGAAGCAAGCAAGCGGTCATCTTAGACGTTGGAGACTTGTTACATGCTGATGATGGGTTGGCACAGACACCTAAGAGCAAACACGCACTGGATGTTTCCTGTTCTCATTACGAGGCGGTTGATCGTGCTATTAAGGTGCTTGCTTCTAGTGTGGAACTTGCAGCGCAGCATCATGAGAATGTCTTGGTCCGCATACTGCGGGGAAATCACGACGAGAACGCGTATATCGCTGTCTCAGCAGCCTTATCGGAACGCTATCGAGATAATCCGCGCATTGTGGTGGAGCGCACAGATTATGATTTTTTTGTTTTTGAGTGGGGGAGATGTTTCTTCATGGCTCATCACGGAGACAAAGCCAAAGCGGAAAGGCTTGTGATGCACATGGCGGCTGCGCATTCGGAAGAATGGGGCAGATCCAAGCACCGCTATTACTTTACAGGTCACTTACACCACGCAAAAGCACAAGATATAGGCGGCGTATATGTAGAACAGCTACGCGCAGCTACGTCTGGCGACGCGTATTCGGCTTCTGGTGCATATACTTCGATGCCACAGTTACAAGCGATCACGTTCCATGAGGATGATGGTGAGGTTTTCCGAGTGCGGAGAAACTTCTGATGTGGCGCATATCTTATTATACAATGTATGTTCTTACAGGGCGGCAAGAAAGCGTCTGTGCATACGCTTGGACGCAGAGAAAGCGCTTTCCGTGGAGCATTTACATACGCATTTTTGGGGTCAAACACTGCATCCGTAGTTATTTTTATTATTACGGAAAATATCCTACAAAAAACACATTTTGGGGGTTTCCCTTGATGTGAAAAAACTACAAATTCGTCAAGTGCGGGGCAATCTACATGGCGCGTCCACTACCACGGGGCGTTTTTGTTGGTTCTACCAGTTTTTCTATAGCCCGACACTCTAGTTTTTACTGGCCCCGCACACGATTCAATGCAAATAGACTGGATTTACTGAGTGTGTAACAGGGCTGTCTTTTTCCCAGCGTTCTTCTGATGCCATAAGTATTTTAGATACAGCACCACAGACAAAATCTTCGTCGTTTTTTAGTTCTTCATACGCAGAGTAGGCTGAATATTTGCAGTCAAAGAGAACGTATTGATCGATGTGCGTATCTTCATCAATGGAAAGTGAGAAAGTCAGTAGGTACATGTTCCGCTTCCTAAAAAAAAGCCAGCAAAGCCTTGGGAGGGAGGCAATGCTGGCAGTTATGAGGCACCCTTGAGGGTACAGGAGGAGGGTAGTTGGTACAGGGAGGTAAACCAACTACATGTAGTGTCTGCTTTCTGATTTTCTTAGTCTAGCCACTAAATGTGGTATAACCAAGAATGTCGCCCGTTAGAACTTTCTTTAGGATCTCGAACCTTAAAAAGTACGCGATCATTAGACATTAGTCGGCACCAGTTGGAAACTTCATGGACAGTCTCTTTGACATTTGACGCAATTTCACTTGCTGTCATATGCTGAGTGGTTCCAAGCATAAGTGTGAGGATCTTACGGCATACACTGTGGTGGTTTGCATAGTAGCGCAGATCTCTCTTAACAGGCTTGGGACGTGAAGGTAATCCTGGGCGCAGTTTTAACTCTGCGCTTTCTTTTTCGTAAGCCAATATAAGGTGTCCGATAGCAGCCTCGGTATTATACTTGCCGCTTTTTATTAAACTTGCGGCAACAGACATTTCATCAACTGTTTTGGGGTGCTTTTTCAGGCGGTGAATATCAACTTCCATCGCGGATAACCTCGTAATCTTTATACATTTCATTGTAGAAAGTTTGCGCATCTTCTTCGACGTAACCATGCAAGACGCAATAAGCGCTGACCATTTCGTTAAGAAGAAACTCAAAGCGTGCTTTTGTTTCTTTGTAAGAGCGATATTCTGGTGAATGAATTGGTGTTGTGATTGTCATTCGGACCTCCAAAGGTAGATAGCGAAAGCGATAGCTAGAACAACGGCAATGGCAGGTGATGCCATGGTAGCTGCGCCAAGGACGAAGCCATAGGCGAAACTACGAAGTGGTAGACTTTTTAGGTATGACACAGCGTTTACTCCCGACTTTTAACACAGTGACGTTTTCAGGTTTTTCGAGTGCTAATTGTAAAAGCAATCGAGTACAGCGGCGTTGAGCGACACACCGATTGGGTGTGCCGCAGCCTTTACAGGTGGGATTAGAATGGGATGTCATCAGCCATTTGTTGCACAGGTGCCGCAGCAGCCGATGCAGGTGCAGCCGCACCATCCTGATTTTTGTAATCCACTTTGATCTGCAAATTCTTGCGACCATCCTTCTCGCCAACCCAGACAGCGCAACGCATGTCGGGGTGATTGTCTAACGGGCCAGAGAAGTCTGGACGCTTCTCGTTGTCGCCTTTGTCGTTAGGAAAGAAAACGGCGGCACGTTGGTACATAACAAGGACCGGGTCGCCGTCACGCGATAATTTCTCGCGGATGAGGACGCAACGACTGTCGCGCCCCTCGATGTTGATACGGCCTTGCCCACGAAACTCTTGATCGTCGTGGGGCTGAAAGATGATGCCAGAATTGGTGTTATCGTAGTCAGACATGGGAACCTCCTAAAAGTCTGCGCCAGCGCTCATGCGCTTGGGTGGTTGAGATGAGATATTAGACGCGGCTGTGCCTTTTTGGTGTGACGCGCCTTGTCCGTCGTCGTCCTCGGCAGCTAGGCCAAGCATCGACTGGATTGAATAACGACGTGCATATGTAATGGCAGAGCCAAGATCTTGCATGTCGCCACGCTTGAGAACGAGTGGAATGTCGCTGTCGAATGTAGTGCCAGAGACATGTGCAAACGTCGTGCGAAGCAATGAACCGCGCTCACTCTCAACAACGTGTTGAATAAGAGCGAAGTTGTGTTTGTGTAGAGCATCGAGTGCAACGTCGAGCGTCGCACCAATGTCTGCATAGTTATTTTTGAAATGCGGATTGCGCGCATTTTTGACAAGTTTGCCGCAAGACTGCTGTGCAGCTATAAGATCTTTGATTGCGTCAGACATGTTAAGCCTCCTGATTTACGCGGATGATGATTGAACCAGCTTTGTTGCGCTTGAGCACAAGCTGATCGGAATAGAGTTCGTTTTCGTCGTCAGCCATAAGACCCTTGAGATCGCTTTTAATCTCGTCATGTCGCTTGGCTTGCTTTTTTGTTTCTATGAACTCTGGGACGAGGGACATTGCGAAGTTGTTGGACGCAATAGACCGACGTTTGAAACCGTTGATTTTAACTTTGTCGGTGAGGGTTTGAGCCACATCGGCAGTTAGATCAGCGGTGTTGTGATCGAACACAGGCGGTGGGCCAATGTCGTCACGCACATACGCCCAAAAGCGAATGGCATTTGCTTTGTAATGCTCAATAAATTCGTCGTCACGCGAAACCCAAACACGCTCGGGTTCTTCTGTGCCGCAGATAACTGAGAACAACAAATTTTCGGAATGGTTACACATCATAAGATGCTGCAACTGGGGCATATAAAACGACGCAGCTTGTACGGCGTTTTTGTAACGGCCTGTGTGCTTAACCTCTACAGGAATAGGGATAAGATTGTCAGCCGCAGCCTCGGTGATTAGCGCGTCGTAGTGACAGCCAAAAGGCGTGTCGCCAATCGTAAGCGTTGTTGTGTGCTGTTGATCCAAAGCCTGAGGAATGCGGCAGTAGTATGGATGCTCTGCAAACAAGCGCTTGAGGGTCCAGTCAATGTGGAACTCCTCGGTGTGAACGCCAAGCTGAACTTTGAAATTGTCAGACAAGTCAGTACGTTCGACGCGATTGGTTTTGATTGACCAAAGGTCAAACCAGTTGCCGTACATGATGTCGCGCGCGTCTGATGATCCGATATACTTAGAGCGATCCATTTAGCTTCTCCCGTTGCTTAATGAGGTTACGAGTGAGAGTGTGCAGCGCTGCGATTGGCCCTGCATAATCACGAAGTGCTTTGCTGAAATCAGCCATTGAGGGCCAAAACTCGGCAGTGTGTAGGAAGGTGTCGATCACCGCTAGGCACACGTCAGTTGGATATGAGCGCATGGTGTCGATGTATGTGGCGACAGCTAAGTCACGGTCACTGTCAGCCATTTTTGCGTGCTTGGAACAAACCCAAAGCTGAAACAAGGACTTGCGTACTGATACCTCGTCAAAGTCAACGGACTCTACATTACGAAGTACAGAACAAAGCACGTCAGAACCAGTGCTGTTAGGGACGTAATAGATAACATCGTCGATTGCTCCAAAGTACAAACAGTCTTTTTTCTCGCAAAATTCCTTCATACCCACCCAGTCAAATCGCGGTGCGGGAAATGCTTTGAGGGAAGAAAGAGCTTGCTGCACTTGCTTCTTCATGCGCTTTTTTGCCAGAGATTTTAACGGTGCCTTCTGCTCGCTGAGAAAGGATGGCGCTAATGTTTCTGATGAACGCGAAATCAAATCGCTCGGGCTGGATCCGAATGTCATTGCTTTGGACGAAGTTGATGAAGTCATTGACGGCCTCCTGAATGTCAAAGTGGTGTCGGGGGAAACTCTCTTGAATGGCCTCAATCGCAAACGGAGAAGGCCAGTAATCAGAGGGTATGAGATCGTACTGATGTGCGGCTTGGAAGTTAAAGACGTAACCAAGGTCGCCGTTGCTGATGTAACCCTTGTTAATAAGGGACTTAATCAAGCGACGGGTTTGGTCCGCAGCCAAACCTGTGTAGTAGGCAATGCGCTCGATGCTTGGATTGCATTGGCCTGTGACTGAGTTCTCAAAACTTGCAAGCTGAAACAAGACAAGTTTCTCGTTGGGCAAAAGCCCATTTGTTTCGGCAATGAGCCGAAAGCTGTTAAACGCCATTGAACATCCCCAGTTCTATTTCCGTCACTTTGATTGTTTGACGGTTTTTGTTAGTTTTGAGTTTGCGCCAACCGTGGACTTCGATGCGAAAGCCTGACTTAAGGGCTAGTTCTGCAAGAGGTTCGTTCAGGATTTTTTTGATGCGCGCAGACCAACCAGTGGAGGTTACTTGCACAAGAAGGGGTGAGTGTCCCTCTTGGATGCAAAGCAAGTCAGCAAATCCAAATAGATCCTGTCGTACTCTTGTGTGTGGGTTCCATCGTTCAACAATGGCGCAGTGATAGCCTTGCTCTCGCAAGACCTTGAGTGATCGCTGTGTGGGTGTCATTTTCCAATCTTGGCGATCTTAATGCGCAGCGACGTGTTTTGTTCCGTGAGTGTGGCGACACGTTCTTGCAAGGCTAGAAGTTCTGCTTTTAGATCGATCATCTGGCCTTTTAGTTCAGCTACCTTTTCATACGTCGGACGCTCAATAACGTCGTCAGTATCAGGTAGAGTGATTGGCACCTTGGATGGCTTCAAAGCGTTAGCGATTGAAAACGGTTTTTTGGTGCTTACACGCATAGTATTTGGTCCTCCCAGTTTACAGCCCGAAACTATCGCTTTGATTTAAAACGATATGTTTTTAGCTTAGTTTACAAAAAAACCCTTTGTAAACAATAAACTGGAACGGTCTCCAAAACCGTAGGTCGCGGGTTCGAACCCTGCTGCCCCTGCCAAATCCAAGCCATTGATTACATTAGGTTTTATGGACATAAGCGAGTGTACGCTTATGAATAAAAAAAATCCAGTTTACAGTGAGTTTACAGTCGGACTTGGGAAAGAGGAAAACCAAGCCCGACTGCGCTCTATAAGATTCGAATAGGAAATGAAGGAAAGCACATCGAACCTCATATTTATAGCAGAGGGGTTTTACAGCACACACACCCGTCGGTGCCCCTCTTGTGTTCTAAGCGGTAGAGGAGACCGCTGCTGTTCTTTTTTTTAAGTTACGCTTTACGCAAACGTAAGCAAACCCCCTAGTCAACTAGACTAGCGAAGCGGCTAGTTTACTTGGGGGGATGCTTTAGTTAGCGGATTTTAGCTTTATTAATACATCGCTGTTTGTATCAGGATGCATAGATGCATAGGTTTCGATCATATTTGCAGCGTTTTGCACTGACCAACCCATGAAGGTCGCTATTTCTCTCAATGAAAGATTAGCTTTAAATAGCTTGGTGGCTGCTGTGCCTCTGGCATCATACAGTCTTAGCTCTTTTCTTATACCTGCTATGTCTCTGTATTTGGAAACAACAGATCCAAGTGAGTTTTCAGACTTAAATGGAACACCATTAGCGCCTACTAACACTTGGAATTGATCTTTTGGCAGTGATTTAAGGATCAGATGTAGCGCTTCTGTTACTGGAATGCTTACAACTCTGCCTCTTTTTGCCGTTCTCATCACAATTCTGTAGCCAAAATCGGTTTTTTGCAGGTGACTTCTGTTTAAATTGCGTAAATCCCCAGGTCTTAGACCTGTTTCTATCGCAACTTTTAGAATATTTTGAACATACGGGGGTGCTACGGCGCAAAGTTGGTCAACTTCTGCCTCAGTCCAGTATATTTCTGCACGTTTTGACTTATACAGCTTCTTAATCTGCATCAAATTGTGTTTTGTAAGCAGCCCACGATCAACTGCCCAACTAACAATGGTAGTTAAGTGTGTTAATCGCATGTCTGCGACACGCGCCGAGTTTTGTGCCAACTCGTCACGCCACTTATAAGCCAGTTGGCGTATTCGTGGGTCGTCAAATGCTTTTATAGGTGCGGTGCCAAAGCGAGCATCAATCCCGTTGGGGTGTGCTACGCTTGTTCTCATATCTTTCTGTGTTCGTATTGCTAAGTTAGTAAATTCTGGTGATTTTAGATAAGCTAGAATTATTTGGCGAAAGTATCCTTGGGCTGGTGTAAGATCTGCTATGACCTTGTTGTATGCTGCCCAATATTCGGGTCCATTTGCAGTGAAACCGTCAGAAGTGGAATAAAATCGTGGACCTCCTCGCCACGCATAGTGATATTCCGCTGTTTTGCCCGACTTCAGCTTTTTTTTGACCCGATGGATGTGCTTAACATCAATCTGTGTCATTTTGTGTAAACCAATCCTCTACTTCGTTTTGAGTAGCCTCTGGTTTTATAGCATCTTCCAGAGGTCTCAAGGTAATACTTTCCTTACCAGTTTTTATTGTTATTTCGTACTGCCCTATCGAGTCAAGTTTTTGCAATAACTCGATGACGCTCGCTAAACGTCTGCTCAATGTAACCTACCTGTGATTTTTTATTTATGTGGGTGAGTAGTATTTGAGTTCATGTAAACTTTTGAGTTTAAGACTTCAACAGCACACTCATGTTTGTGAAAGTGTTGCCCGTTGATAATCACCCACTTATCATCGTCGTCGAAGATCCAATCACAATATTCACAGCGCAGATAAAGGTAGGTTTGACCCATGCAGGTATGGCAAATTCCTTTATAGGTGTCGGGGTAGGCATCGGGGCCGCAGCCCCGAATAAACCTCACGTCACATTCACCAGAACCGTCACAATCAGGACAAATTATCGTCTGCATTGGCAAGTCTCCACACAATAATTGGACGATTGAACAAACCGTCGGTTCGAACTCCCGAATCAACAATCTTGCCATCACGGGCCAGTTCAGACACGCGCGGCTGCACACTGCGATAGTCACGCCCGATCATTTCGCAGATGTCCTCAGTGGACAGATGATCGAACGTCTTGAAGCAGTCGAGAACTTGGCCCCGAAGGGACCAAGGGCGCACTTTTATTGCAGCGTCGAGTGATGTGTCACGGCGTTGATAGCCGACGGTGTTATCAGAGTAGGGCATGTCATATCTCCTTGAAGATCATCGAGGTAAGTAACGGCAGCTTTGGACGCAGCCGATGCGCGGAACAGTTCGTAAGGACTGTCGTTGAGAAGTGAGATCCAACCTTTGATGTATGAGGCGTGATCAGGACGTACTTTGGTTGTTAAGCCAAAACGCTTGCACAGCATGGCGGCACCAATCTCTGCGATCAGTTCCTCCTTGGCGCGTACTTCACGTTTTTTATTGTATTCCTTGATACTGTCGCGGTTCAGGCGCTTTACCGAACCTGTCCAATGGACAAGTTCATGTAATAGAGTGCTGTAATAGCTGACGGTGGCATAATCTCCGTCGCCCAGAAACCGAGACTTACTGGGCATAAAAATTGCGTCGTCTACTGGCGCATAGAACGCGCCCGTTTGCGAACTTCGGATCTCAGCAGACGTGTTGCGTACATAAGTGTCAATTTGATCCTCAGATCCAGCACCAACAATCGTATTTTGATCAGCAAGTAATGCAATCTGTTTG